AGACTGGTCGTGAATTTTTATTCGTGCCAGAATTTTCTAATAACGAACTTCTATTAGGATCTCTCCTACTCCAAGAGGTTCGAGTACACCTTCATCAGTATCAATACTGAGGATTGTGATCTGTTGGGTATATTTTTCTAACCCTAATCTATCGTGATACTTTAATTTACTATTATTTTCAATTACAGTTTCCACATCTTCTAATAATTCGTCTAAAGCCTCTACTGCATCTTCTTGATTAACGTAGCATCTTACAGTAACATTTAAAAATCTATCTTTAAATCCCCCTGTTTGATATTGCCTTGACTCGCTTCCTGCATTTAAATGTACTGCAGGAAACTCTTCTATCTCATCCCAGAATTTTAGCCGTGGGCTTGTCTGGGCAACAGCAGTATGATATATACCTCTACCATCAATTAGTGCGATTTTATCGGATAATGCTTTAGTAATAGCAGAACGACGGGTTGTGTAATTTCGTGCCGTAGTTGCCATTACTGTCTCCTAGTATAAAATCTTCCTAACGCAAATCCTGCTGCAATTTCTCTTATTGAAGCATCAATAAGTTTTCTTGGATCTCTTTCTGGGGTTGTCCAGTTTCCGGAAGATCCTGTTTCATACACTTGATAAGGTTCTTTTGCATATGTATACCCAAAACTAGGGTATCCTTGTGGTGTTTGTATTACGTCTGTCATTTTTACGCTATTTGCAAATGTACCTGTTTGATTTTCTAATCTTGGTGCTCCCATATTCTTTCTTACTGTTTGAGGAAGCTTTTCACTAATCATTGCCATTACAGTATATAAACTAGCGCCTTGTTGATTGCCTGCACTAGTGCCTCTTCTAGTAGCGGCTGCTTTTGTTGTTACCCTCCCTACGGATCTAGGGGTTCCAGGAGATTTTCCGGGTTTTGAGGAAGTAACTGATTTCTTACCTCTATTGACTCCGGTTCTCTTACCAGTAGTTTTTCTTTTTCCTTTAAGCATTTGACCCAGAATTATTAATCTAGCCGCTTCTCGTACATCCTCTCTTAAAGTATTGCTTCCTTTTTGTTCCGCCCAATCTATTCTATTTGCCCAGTCCTCGAGTGCGTCAGTTAAATGCTTTTTGATACCACCACTTTTTCCCCAATCGTATATTTCTGAACCAGAATAATTTGCGTTAGTTGGAACAAAATCTATTTCAACTTCTTGCTCATCTTTAAGGGCTAATTTTCCCTTTACTTTACCATCCTTAGATACTTTTATTTTTCCTGCTGTTTTATATTTCAGATTCATTTGTGGGTATCTGTCTCGAATATTTTTCCATTCATCTGAGTCAAGAAATGTTGCATAGCTAGTATTGCTTAGCCATTCTTTAGCAGCTATTAGTCTGGCGGTACCAACGGTTGACCCGCCTTTATGACCTATATTATAACCGCTTTTAAACCTGCCTACTTCTGAGCTACTGGCAAACCACTCAGTCTTTCCTTGTTGCTTACCTTTAAGAGCGTCTGGATTATCCTTTTTTAATTTACTTCTTCTATCATACTCATGCTGGGCGCCTCTTAATGGCGTGTCTAAGTAACTATTTATGAAAGCTAAGCCTTGAGTTTTGAGTTCGTCAAAAAAATCTTTATCTTCCTTTGGCATCTGTATTCGTAAAAATTGTCCGTTGTATCCTGCTTTTACAAGTGTAATGCCTGTCTTATTATTTTTAAACTTGTTCCATATATTTGCAATTTGTTTTAAAGCTTCGTCCTTGTATTCCTGCTTACTAATCTCTGCTTTATTACCGCTTTTTCTATTTTTCATCGCATCATTAAAGCCTTGTTCCATAGAAAACGCTAAGTCAGTTGCGGTTATAGTCACATATGTATTAAATTTTCTTAACTGGCCTCTTGCCCACTCGTCATCTAGTGCCTTAAAAGCATTATCTAATAATTTATTTAAGTTTGCCTTAGACATTAGAAATTTTTATACAAGTCTAAGACTCGCTTAATGTGGTCTGGAAAGCTTACATTATTTGTTTGGCTAGTGCTTGATTGGTTTTGTATGCTAGCACCTGCTATAGTTTGCCTTTGCTTATGCTCGTCCTTTAGGTAATAAGTAATTAAGTCCAGCACTGCGAGCTTAAGATCAGAAGGTACTGCACTATAGCCGGCTGTATAGATAACTTTAACCGAGCCAACACCTTCGGGCCAATTTTTAAATCTTCCGGAACCGATTGTTCTAAGTACGCTATCAGTCTTAGCGTTTAAATAGTATTCATGGGCTCCTGTGGTAAGTGCAACGTAGTCGTCTGTGTATGCGGTTCTCTCGTGTACACTTACTATAGTATTAACTGGGCTCTCTGTTAGTTGGACAATATGAGTACCCCAGGTAATGTCAAAATATTCTGTTTTATTTGATGAGTAATAGTCAACAAAGCTATTTCCACAATAAGTTTTTACTAATGCACTTACTGATGGTATTAATACATTCAGACGAGCATCATCTTTAGGTTGAGTGATACCCTCTGCTGTTTTATACTGTTGTAAAGTAATTAAATCTGCCATAAGTTATTTAGTAAAAACTTGGGGGAAGGGTTGCCTCCCCCGAGTTATAAGAATCACTAATGTAATTCTAGTTAAGTGTACGGCTTATGCGTACTCTATTCTAACAGCACCGTTGTCACCAGGATGTGCACCAGCTGCAGCCTCAAGCTCATTAAATCCTAAGGATTGAGCAGCTACAATAGCGGTACGCTGACCAGCAACTTCGTAATCGGTTTCAATGCTTACGCCCTTCAACCGAGGTATAACATAGTTATTAACCGCAACTGCACATGCAGCAGAAGTTGTTACAGCACCACCAGCACCTGTTTGGCTAGCAAGCGCATCGGAAGCTATTACGGGTGAACCGTAGATAGAACCAACAGCACCGATTAGCTTCATTGCTGTATCAGAGCCGACCTCTGACACGTCAGAGAAGGCAGCATCGCCGATAAGGTTGTAATACTGATCCACAGGAACAATATAAGCAACATCAGCAGGATTAACACCAAACTTGCCCATTTCTGAACGAATTGATAGCAAGTTAGCGCCTGTAACAGCGTCAGATGAACCAGAGGCATCGAGATCAGCTACGAGAGTTGAATCGAATGCATAAGGTGTGTTTGCACCGTCAGTTCCAGTTCCGCCTACAAGACCTTTGAAAGAAGCGTTACCCAACAAGATTGATGAGTCGATTGCTTTCGCGTGTGCACGCGCAAGGGCTGTAGTTATGATTGGTAGAAGAGTAATTACTACCTGCTCGTCAGTATCGTTGCTGATGAACGTACCAGAAACGAGTCTATAGGCTTGTAGCAAGATACGATTAACGTTGTAGTTATTATCGCTTGCACCCTTCTCCTCCAACAAGTTAGCAGTAGTCTCAAGACCTGTTGCATTCCAGTTGGCGTTTTCGGTATCAGGAGCGATTGGTAGAACAGTCGCACCAGACAATACCTGGATTTCACGGAAAAGAGGGGCTACTTTTTGCTCCAGCTTAACAGCTTCTTCAAAAGTAGAAGCCACACTTACGTCAATACCAGCTGCGCTAGTAGCATCATAAGTTACGCCTGCTTTTTGCAGAACGTCTTTTCCGTAGTCAGTGTCATAGCCTTTCTTAGTAACTTTACCTAGAATATGAGCATAAACTAGCTCTTGCTTAACATCTTTTGAAAGTTCAGTTGAGTTACGATTTGAGAATATACGCTTAGACTCACGCATTTTAGTAAGTTCATCGTCTTTCTCAAGAAGGATTTTCTCATGCTCCTTCATAATCTCATCTATCTTTGCGTCCTTTTCGGACATTTTAGACTCAATGTCCGCCATTAGTCGATCAGCACCTGACTCGATACCAACTTTAATAGCAGTTTGAACATCTTTGTCTTGTTGGGCCTTAGCTTCTGCGTCAGCAGCAACCTTCTCCTCAACTTCTTTTTGTACAGCCTCTTCGGCTGCTTTTTGCTCGGCTTGCTTCATTGCAATTTTAGCAGCAGTTTCCTCAGCTACTTTTTTAGCAAAAGCTTCCAAGTCAACGGGTTGT